AGACCAACGAAACAGACTGTTACCTCTTTACCGTCATCGTCAGCGATACAGTAACGATTGATCTCGTTATGTTCGATGTCTAAGCCGATACCGAGTCTAGGCTGTATGATCCAACTCATGGGATTTCACAGGCACCAGCAGTGCAGGACAGTGTTTGAACACCTTCTACATTGTCAGTACCTTCCTTGAATGCTTCCCAGTCGATGCCTACAGGCATTGCAGCCTTTAGACGCTCATACTCCGCAGCATCAATCGTTTCATACGGTGCTTGCTTATAAGTCCCTCCGTCCATAGGTAGGAAAGACACGCCTGTAATATCATCAAAGTTCTCCCACACCCAAGCACCGACAGCAGGCCATTCACGCTCCTGGACACTGATGGTCACAGAGGGCTTATGCTCACAGTAGTGCTTCTGGTACAACAACCACAACCGAAGATGCTTGATAGCATCCAAGTCTTCACGCAACAGAGCCCCTTCAGCCACAGCCACAGGAAAACTGAACACTGTGGTGCTGTCAGGCTTGTAGAAGTCAGGCTCTGAAGGGAATCCCTGAGACTTCAGGAATGCAGTCAGAGGGTCTTTATTATCGGATCGAACACGGCGAATATAATAGCGATCATGTTGAGGATGAATACCACTAGCAGTACCCGTGAGTTGAGAAACGGTGCCCTCCGGTTTGATAGCAGTGATAGCAGTACTCCGGTTGATACCAAGAGCATCAGCAAACTCAGCATTGACAGCAACAGCGTATTCACGAAGTTTCTCCAAGTTAGTAGGCAAGTTAGGATCATCAGGATTGTTCATCCGAGGATTGTCCAAGATGCCAGTCATTGACACACCAAGCAAGCGTTCTTCTTCAGTGTTCGTCTGCCATACCTTCCTCAGGTACGGGAAGTGCGTAAGAGTTGACTGAAATGTTCCCAGAATAGTTGCAATACGCACTTTACGAGCAAGAGTATCCCAATCATCGCCACTACGGACAACAACAGAAGAAAGATTACAGAACTGATAAGGCCGCAGAATAATCTCAGAACAGGGGTTAGTTCCCCATTCCTTGCCCAGTTCCCTACGACCATTCCGAGATGCTTGAGTTTCTGAAGCATAACGATTGAAGATACCTCGCTCACCAGAGTGTGATTCATAAATAGACGACCATTCACGCATAAACTGACCAACAGAAGGCTTGGTGTCGTACACAGCACTGTTGTTAGCCAATGCACGCTGACCATTGCCATCCCACCAGTTACCTGCCTTAGCATGAGCCATACGATCATCGCTAAGGTCAGACAGACTAATCATTGCAGAACGGCGTACCCCGCCCACAACCACGACTTCTCCAATCTTGCAAAGAATGTCGTGTGCCTCAAGGCTAGTGAGTTTACGCCCAGCAGCACCCTTGAACTTTGCAACTGCGTACTTAAAGAGATCGTTAAGGGGCTCAGGCCCACTAGCACGACCCCCGAAGGTCTTGAGCCGTGCGCCTGCAGGACGAACCGCTGACACATCCCACTTAGGAATCTCACCTGCGTATAGCAGGGCGATAACCTGTCGGAGTGCCTTTGCCCAGCCTTCCTTGGAGTCACGCACAACAACAACAGTCTTAGACTCAAACAGACTATCAGGTACTTCAGGAAGTTTATTGACATACTTTTGCTCCACGCTGAAGCCTACGCCTGTACCGCACAGCAGAATGTACATGGCTTCATCGAAGGCTTTGGGATCATCAATGGGCAGATACGAGCAGTTGTATCCTGCTACATTCTGTCGTTCCAGGGCATCACCAGAAGTCATCAGGGCACGCATAGAAGGCATTACCTCCAGTCGCTCCACTGCACCTTGCAGTTCTTCACGCAGGTCTGCACCCATTGTGAAGTTGTGTTTCTCCTTAAGGTGCTTCTGTATGAAGTCAAAGTAGCGATTGACTGTCTCAGGCCAATGTTCTCGGCGTCCTTTATCGTCCAAGAAGCGAGAATAGCGCGACTTGGCAATATACGTACTGTAAGGGCTCATTTGCATTATTGTAGTTCCTTTTCTATTTCTTCTATGGCATCTTCGATTACATCACGGAAACGATCCACGATGTCTTCAGTCTTCAGGTCAAGCAACTCAAGGATCGTTACTTCATCAAGCTGCTTGAGGCGGTCTATAATATCTTCAAATGTCAGACTCATTCTTGTTAATCTCCCGATCCAAATACCATCGGGCTTTCTTCAAGTCTTCAATTCGCTTTCCTTTGTGGTCTGCTCGTGCTACATACTTGATTACATTCCCTAGATTATATCCTAACTTCCACGATTCGATGGCTTCAATTGGTTCTAGTCCTACATTGTAGTGTTTAGGGGCATTTACAGGGTCTTCCTCCTTGTATGCGTCTTTATCAGTCCACAGGCTGTAACTAACACAAGATATACAAGGTTGTTCGTTTAACTTTCTAAAATGATAGAAGCAAGTCATGCAGTCTTTACGCTTTTCCATATTTCTTCTCCAAGTACTCAATTGACAGGAACATTTCATCAAAGTGCCCTTCAACGACCTCATTCAAGACCACTAAGCCCCTCCAATGACGGTTGCTAAGTTGATCCATGTAACCCTCATCATGAAGATAATAAGACCCAGCAATAATCCCGCAGATAGACTTACCATCAGCTCTCTTACCATATGCCACCTGTTTTCCTTGTTGATGTCCAGCGACACAAGACATGTGTAACTTGTTGACCAAAGCAGCAGCAGTACCGGCAGGTCTGCCCATCGCGCCGACAGGCCAATAATGGTTGAACCCAACACCGTTGATAAAAACAGGGTGAAGGAATTCGTGTACCTCCCAGTCCTTCTCGTAACCCAAGTCCTTTGTGCTGATAAGACCTTCAAGCGTAGGATTATTCGATACTGCTCTGTTGATACGGTTCTCATGGTTTCCTAGTGTTAACACCATCCGAGGTTTATAAATCTTTTCCTTGTTCTTCTTCTGCCTGCTCTGCAAGTCCCGCAGAGGCTTCAGGAGCAGCTTCATAGCCTCCTTAGTCACCTCTACATCGGTCTTGTAGCGCAAACCCTCAAAGAACTTGCTTCCAGGCTTATCGTGAGTGGACAGGGAAGGCATATCAGCGAAGTCACCGATGTTTACAACTACATCCGGCTTGTATTCGATGATAGCTTCCCCAGCCCAGGTCAGGTGCTCCAGAGGAACGCCCTGACGAACCTGACAGTCTGGGATGACAAGAATACGCATTAGTCTGTCAACCCTGACTTAGCCTCGGGGATTCTGATCATCATAACGATCTAGTGGTTTACCCTTAACACTAACATCTTCAATTACCTCATACCCGAATTGATGCTCAATCACTCGGCAGACATCCTTAAGCACATTCGGCCAGAAGAAGCCATCCGAGGAGTTGCGGGTTATTGTTGCCTGTACACCGTCATAGTCGGTGAAAGTGAATGTAAAAGTTTGAAAATCGTTGTCCATGTTTATTCCTTATAAAGTTCGTAGGCTTCCATGACTTTGGGAAACTCTTTAGCTAACAATTCCTTACACTGTTCGGCTACAACCCTGTGCTCTTTCTGAGTGCTTGGATCGGTGCGTACTGAGATGTAGTGCAGCCAACTCCGTAGCGTTCCATTCATGTACATCTTACTGGTTGTAAGCCCTTCAGGTAAAACCTTACGAGCAACTTCCTTGGCAACACCAGCATTCAGTGCAGCCTCATAAGACCGTTTAGCTTGTACTAGAACATCAATCTGTAGTTCGTTCCAGTAGCGTTGCAGTTCACGATCTTCAACTTCTAGGCTATTCTGTCTGTTCTTGTTGTCCTGCAATCGAACCTTAGAGTACTCATAGCCATCAGCAACTGCATAACGCTGACTGAACTCCTGGAAACTAAAGCTCCTGTGCCGGAGAATCTGCCGTGCAATGTCTCGTGTGGTTGTAATCTCAAGACAGGCATTGACCATCTCGAATGGACTCCAATGCTTGTGCTTCATCAGGTAACCAATCAGCTTAGTGTACTCAGGATTATCCTGATTGTCAGGATTAGACACCCGAGCCATGTAAGCTACATTCCAATCACCTCCCGGTGTTGCCCAGATCAATTTCACTTGGGACATATTGTTTTCCTTCCTCAATGGCTCGTTTCAGTGCCTCAATGATTGCCCAGCGAATCAACATTCCTTGTTCTTCAGCCGTTAGATCAAAGGTATAGTCAGCAGAACCGTCTTCATTCTCTTTAATCAGGTTTACTTCCATATTGTTTCTCCATGAACTTTTCAAAATCACTATGTACAGAAAGCCACTGAATGAGAGTAAGACAAGCTGCATGTACCTGAATGAACATCATCCTGTCTTCTGAATGCCAAGCAGTCTTAAAGTCTTTTTCTAGATTAGATACCTGCTTCTTTAGATACTCCACAAATATTTCATCTACCTTATCTTCATCAATATTAATCATTAGATTTGGCATTCCTAAACTCCTTCAGGAACCAAGCAGCATCCACGATGGCTAGTGGCCTGCACTGATTCTGTTTAATGATCACCAATGGCTCATGCGTACCATGCGCTGCTGCCTGTCTGTAGAAATCATAGACAGCAATTTTAGCAAGGTTCTTACACTCCACTTGGAACGGATACTGCTTGCGTGCAGCAGGAGACAGTTTAACATCTTCGCCACCAGCACCCATACTGGTGCTCCTGATGTCGTCAGGCTCTAAACCCTCTCCATACTCCAGCATCTTGTCTACAACCCACTTCTGTAAGATTCTACCCTTGTTCTTGGCGCTACTTGGTTTCATTGAGCGTCCTTTGGAACTGGTATAGAAACTCTCCGAAAGTGTTTACAAATTCCTCATCATGCCCGTTCTTGCCCATCGTGAACAGGATGGCATGTACAAGCTCATGGTAAAAAGTGGCTTGTGAATTCTGTTCAGACATACCCGCACGAATGCGGATCGTGTGTTGTTCAGAATCACACAAGCCTTGCTCAGTAAGCCCCTCCGTCCTAACTACTTTCCAGTTGCAGCCTGCAAGGGAAAAGGTGGCAACCACATTTGCCCCGGAGTCCTTTGCAGCCATAGAAGCTGACCGTTTTCGATCAGTCTTTCCTGCGACATTCCGGCTTCTTGATACAGTTCCCACACTTGGGATAGCATCTCCTGTTCCGTCTGTTTGTCGTTTAACCATTTCCCTGCCTTTACTGGCCCGATCTTGGGCACGCCTTCGATGTTGTCTGTTCTGTCCCCAATCAGCATTTGCTTGTAGAAGTTTCTCAGTC